CCATTTGAGTATCGTCAGTATGGTACGGAGTTGGCTTTGTGTCAGAGATATTGTTACAAAATTGCAACTTCTGGTGGATATTCAACTTATGCAACTACGGGTATGTTTATAAGTACCACTAGAGTAGACTTTCCTATTTTATTTCCTACATATATGAGGGCATCTCCAACAGGAACATATACAGCCGCAAACACATATTTACCATCAAGTGCTGGAACAGATTTCACCCCATCTGCTGTTGCATCCGTATCGGGTTCTGCGTGTCCACAAGCAATTACAGTTACCTTTACAGTAAGTGGCGCAACTGCTGGAAGGGCGGCAACATTAACAGATTTAAGTTCAACAGCATCAAACATGATATTTAGTGCGGAGTTATAAATGTATAAATTACACCTAAACCAAAGAACAAATCAAGAGTGTATGGTTCAGCGTTTGTCGGATAACGCTTACATCCCATTTGACCCAGACAACACCGACTACCAAGCCTACCTAAAGTGGATTAGCGAAGGCAACACACCAGAACCCGCAGAGGAGAACCAATAATGGCTTTAACACAAGTAGCAGGGGGGCTGATAGCCTCCGGACAAACAATAACAAGCCCAACTCTTGTAACCCCAGTACTTGGAACTCCTTCATCTGGTACTTTGACTAGTTGTACAGGTCTACCTTTAACTACTGGCGTAACCGGAACTCTCCCCGTTGCTAACGGCGGTACAGGCTCTACATCAACCACGTTCGTAAACGCGGCAACAAACGTAACAGGTACGCTCCCCGTTGCTAACGGCGGTACTGGAGCCGCAACATTAACTGCAAACAACGTACTGCTGGGTAACGGAACAAGTGCACTGGCAACAGTAGCCCCCGGAGCAAACGGAAACATTCTCACTTCTAACGGCACTACTTGGGTTTCGTCTACTCCAGCAGGTGGCGGTGTTACATCTTTAAATGGACAAACTGGAGCGATTACAAATACATCTTTATATGCCATTGGAAGTTATGTTTTAGGAAGGTCATTAACAGATGGTGCTATTGCACAAGACACAACACTTGCTGGTTCAAGTTTATATGTAATGTCTGCTGGTGTTTATTTAATTCCTCCTTCAAGTTGGGGTTCACCAGATGGAGGCACTTCTTCCACAGCACCAGTTTTGGTTAATACTGGAACATGGAGACTTTTATCACAAGCGGGAAACACAAGTGGTGGTAAAAGAATGTCTGGTTTATGGGTTCGCATTAGTTAATAAAGAAAGATTATGAATTATTCAAATGTATCAAGTGTGCAATGGGCAAATGCTGAACATACAGCCATTAATTGCATGGTCAATTTTGACGATTTGCGTGAAGAATTAGTACCATTTACCGCAGTAGCACAGGGTGATTATCCGCATTCACATGAAATTTTTGCTCGTTGTGTGGCTGGCGATTTTGGTACTATTGCAGAATACATTCCGCCCCCACAGCCTACAACGGAACAGTTAGCCGCAATTATTCGTAGTCAGCGGGATAATCTTTTATTGCAATCCGACTGGACTCAACTACCAGACGTGCCACAGGCTACAAGAGACGCGTGGGCAAGTTATCGCCAAGCATTAAGAGATGTCACCGCTCAGGCGGGTTTCCCTCAAACAATAACATGGCCCACTGCGCCATAAAAATAAATGTTCGGTTACGCCGCCTTTGCCCAATCTACCTTTGCTGGTCTTGGCGGGACGGCGTTCGCCTTATCTATCTCTGAAGACATCGCATTAGCAGACGACAGCGCACAAGCATCGGCGTTTCTAAAGTCTATAACCGAACCCATAACCGTTGACGAAGTTGAAAATGACGTAGGCGGTAACTTCTTTGGTAGCGTGACGGAAGCAATCTCTCTTGCCGACGCATCTTCTCAAGCCTCAACCTTCCTGCAATCCATAGCAGAGAACATTACCCTAGCGGACAGCCAAGCAGTTACAGCCCAGTTTGCTGTTGCCCAATCAGAAGACATAACAATCGCAGACAGCCAAGTGGTTTTCACCGCAGTCTTTAATGACCGCACTGAGCCGTTCACCATAGACGACACGCCAGCGACACAGTTTGCCTACCTTGCCTCGGTCACAGAGCCAATCACTCTAGAAGACACGCCGACTGCAACAGCCCAGTTTGCCTTGGCAATATCCGAAGCCATAACGATAGAAGAGGTTGAAGCCCTCACTGCCCAGTTCGCAGCCAGCGTTACAGAGAACATCACCCTCGCTGAACTAATCACTATCTTCAGCGTCTTCTTCTTGGATATTACCGAGAACTTTGGCGTAGCGGATGCCCAGACTGTCACCGCTACCTTCCTGCAAGACATCACTGAGAACATCACCCTTGCGGATGTGCCGACCATCCAAGCCGCGTTCCAAGCCGCCATTGCCGAGAACATCAATATGGCAGACAATACACAGGTAGCGGGCTGGATAAAAATCATCGACGACCAGACAGCAAACTGGGCGTTAATCAGCAACACCGAAAACGCAGGCTGGACAGTGGTTGACACCACCGAAAATGCAGGCTGGACAGTAATAAACAACCTTCAATGAGGTAAACCATGTCAAGTACGTACTCACCCAATCTAAAAATTGAACTGATGGGCAACGGTGACCAAGCAGGTAACTGGGGGTCAACAACCAACACCAACCTTGGCACGCTGATTGAACAGGCTATCTCAGGCTATGTAACCCAATCCGTCTCTACTGGCACGGACACCATAATCACTATCCCAGACGGTGCGACTGGTGTTGCCCGTAACATGTTCATTGAACTAACGGGTACAGGCGGAGCAAGCACTAACTTAATAGTGCCGACTAATAAGAAGCTGTACTTCATCTATAACAACACCTCTAGCGGTCAGGTCACAGTAAAAGTTACAGGTCTGACGGGTGTATCCGTGCCCAACGGGGCGAAGATGATTCTGGTGTCTAACGGCACAGACATAGTCAACGCCACTAACTACATGGCGTCTTTGACCCTTGGTTCTGCTCTGCCCGTCACTTCTGGTGGCACAGGGGGTACTACTTCTACAGGTTCTGGCGCGGTTGTTCTGGCTACTAGCCCTACGCTGGTAACTCCTGCTTTGGGAACTCCTACATCTGGAGTGATGACTAACGTAACTGGAACGGCATCTGGTCTGACTGCTGGTTCTTTGGTGGCTGGTGCGGCGTTCTCAACTCCGTCAATCACTATCCCAAGCGTTATTGGTGCAATGTTGGAGGCGGCAACCATAACGGCATCTGCTCCCGTATCCAGCACTAACTACGATGTGTCTACCCAGACGGTGCAGTACTACACAAGTAACGCCACAGTTAACTTCACGCTAAATATCCGTGGTAACGGCTCAACTTCGCTAAACACTTTGATGGCTACAGGCCAAGCCATGACCCTTGCGCTACTAATTACAAACGGTTCAACTGCTTACTACCCCAACGTAATTCAGATTGACGGCTCAACAGTAACCCCTAAGTGGCAAAACGCCATAACCCCCACTGCGGGAATTGCTAATGCAATAAACATCTATGTGTTTACTGTTATTAAAACAGCCAGCGGCGTATACACAGTCCTTGGCTCACAGACTCAGTTTGCATAATGCCAATACTAACTAACCTTGGTTCTGCTACCGCCCGTGGCTACGGCTTTGGTGGGGTTGTTGTGTATGCGCTTACTATTTCAAGCAATCAAACCGACTTGAATCTAAGAACGTATGCGTTAGCAAATGGTTGGACGGCATCAGGCTCACTACTCCAAGTAACGGTTAACGCAGGGGTTTACATCTTGGCAAGCGGGACAGGCACTCCAGCACTAACAATCAACGGAACATATCCCGGTGGCGTAGTCCTCATAAACAACGGATACATCATTGGCTATGGCGGTGCGGGCGGTGCTGGTGGTTCTGGTGACCCTCCCGCTAACAGAGTTGGTTCACCCGGCTCTTCTGGTGGCACAGGTATTTCTGCTTCATCTGCGGTAAGAATTGCAAACAACGGCACTGTTGCTGGCGGTGGCGGTGGTGCTGGTGGTGGCGGCGGTTCAAACTTTGGTGATTGGTACGGCGGCGGTGGCGGCGGTGGCGGTGCTACTTATGGTGCTGGCGGTGCTGCTGGGGCTTCAAGTGGTCCGGGTACAGGTACATCAGGTCCGGGAGCCGCAGGTACTTTGAGCGCTGGAGGCGCGGGCGGGCGTAGTAACTATGCTACTGGCGGTACAGGTGGTGGTTGGGGTGCGTCTGGTGCGGCAGGTAACAATAGCTCACAAGCAAGTGGTGGCGCAGGTGGCGGAGCAGGTAACTACATAGTAGGTAACTCCAACGTAACTTGGCTAGTAAACGGCACTCGCTTGGGCGGGGTGTCTTAAAGTGTGGATCCTTTCACTCTTCTCATGGCGGCCCAAACCGCCGTTGGCTTTATCAAGCAGGGGTGCGCTCTATTGCATGAAGGGCGTATGGAGTTGGAAGGGGCTAAGAAGACGGCAGAACAGGTTATCGGAGATGTCAAAGCAATCAAGGGCATTTTTGATTGGTTCATTGGGTTGTTTAAGTATACAGTCCGGGAAAATAAGTATACAGAGCCGTCAAAGCCTGTGGCGCAAAAGAAGGCCGCAGCCAAGCAACAATCCTACGAAGAACTTGAACTCAAACTCATCAGCGAAGTGGGCACACAGTTGGGAGAATTCTTTGATATTCAGCAACAACTTCAGACCTACTACCATGAGTTAGAGGAGCAGTCAAAAACTAACTACGACCCAGCCCAGAACACCAGCAAAAAAGCCATAGAGCGTGCGCTAGTTGAGTTGCAGTTAGAGAAGTTGGGAGAGCAAATCAGGGAGCAGATGACAACATATGCACCCAAAGAGTTGAAAGCAATCTACAGCCGATTCCTAAAGATGTACGCCAAGATTGAGCAAGAGCAGGAGTGGGCTAGGTCAGAGATGGTTCGTCGGGCTAGGTTGGCAAGGTGGCAGAAAGAGCAAGACGAGATTCGGGTTATTGAAACAACAACTGGAGTAATTGCCGTGATGTTCATATCGATGTTTTTTGGGTGGCTAATGTGGCAACTACGCGCCTTGTCTGGTGGATTTTGATAGGAGTCGCTATATGTATAGTCGTTGCAGCAACCTCAATGGCATACGTAGAAACCCTATATATGCGAGCACAACTCAAACAAGAGATTAAAGAGTTGCGCAAACTGAAACGTGAATTAAAGGAATCAAAATGATGACACTATTCTCAACCCTACTGTCTTTCCTGATGGGCGGGTTACCCAAACTGTTTGACTTCTTCCAAGACCGTGCGGACAAGGCGCATGAGATTGCTTTAGCAGCCATGCAGACTGAGCGTGAACTGGCTCTGCGTAAAGCAGGTTTAGAAGCCCAAGAGCGCATTGAGCATATCCAGACAGAGCAGATTCAGATTAACGCTGAAGTAACCAACGCACAGACAGCCATGCAAGAGCGCCAAGCCCTGTATGCCCATGACATCGCTATTGGACAAGGTGCCAGCCAGTGGGTAACTAACGCCCGTGCTATGGTGCGTCCCGCCATAACTTATGGTCTGTTTGTCTTGTTTGGCTTCGTAGAAATCTTTGGCTTCTGGTTCGCCTATCACAAGGAAGTGCCATTTGAAGTTGCTCTAGACTTGCTGTGGGACAACGAGACACAAATCATCTGGGCATCCGTGGTGTCTTTCTGGTTTGGCACACAAGCATTTGGCAAGAAATGAACCTGTCAGATAAAGCCCTCAAGATGATTAAGCACCATGAAGGGGTGCGTCAGAAGCCTTACCGTTGCCCAGCCAAGCTATGGACGGTGGGGGTGGGGCATGTCTTGTATCCAGAGCAGGGCAAGTTAAAGATAGAAGACCGCGATGGGTTTGCTCTCAAAGACGCAGACAACCGCACATTCAGCATGGAAGAAGTCGATGGAATTCTTAAAGCAGATTTGGCTCGCTTTGAGCGAGGTGTGGTTCAGTTCTGTCCTGTTCCCCTCACTCAAGGTCAGTACGATGCTCTCATATCTTTTAGTTTTAATGTTGGTCTGGGAACACTACAGCGCTCAACCCTCCGTCAGAAGGTTCTTCGCGGGGATATGGAAGGCGCGGCGGAGGAACTCTTGAAGTATTGCAAAGCGGGTGGGAAAATACTCAAAGGGTTAGAGACTCGTCGCAAAGATGAACGCGCCCTGTTCTTAGGATAAAACATGCCATTACAAAAACTACAGTTCAGGCCCGGTGTAAACAGAGAGGGCACTACTCTCTCAAACGAGGGTGGCTATTTTGACGGCGACAAAATTCGTTTCCGTTCTGGCTTTCCTGAAAAGATTGGTGGCTGGCAACGTGACGGCGGTTTAGCCGCTACAACAGAACCCGTGACAACACTTGTGGCTACCAGTGGACTTACAACTGCGGCTGTGCCACCTAGCGGTGCGTTCTGGGGTGTTGCCAAAGCCATGTGGAATTGGATTAACCTGACAGGCTACAACTTATTGGCGGTTGGCACTAACCTCAAGTACTACATTCAGAACTCTAGTGGCGGTTCGTATAACGACGTAACCCCCATTCGCCTAACTAATACAGCGGTAGCCAACGCTTTCACTACGACGGACACCTCATCGACTGTGACGGTTAACGATGCTGGACATGGCGCACAGGCAGGAGACTTTGTGAATATTACTAGCGTATCAGGCACTGTTAACGGCATAACCGCTGCTCAGTTAACTGGAGAGTTCCAAGTCCAGACTGTTACAAGTAACAACACATACACAGTCCTTTCGGGTGGTACGGCAACCTCTACTGGCACATCCGCTGTTACTGCAACATTTAACTATCAACTCACTACTGGTAACACAACTTTTACTTACGGTACAGGCTGGGGTGTAGGTGGTTGGGGCGGTGTTACCACAGGGTATCCAGACACAGGCTGGGGTTCTCCTGCGCCAGCGGGCTTGGGTATTGGTGTGCAGTTGCGTCTATGGAGTCAGTCTAACTACGGTGAAGACTTGGTGTTTAACCCCCGTGGCGCTGCTATGTATTACTGGGCTAACAACGCTAACCCAAACATTTACGACCGTGGGCAGATCATTAAAGCAGGCACTGCTGTAGCCACAAAGTCCGGGTCGTTTACACCTGATGCCACCTGCCCGTCTATTGCTAACTTTGTATTGGTGTCTGACGCTTCACGCTTTACGTTTGCTTTTGGTTGCAATGATCCAACTGGCGTGTATGCAACGACTGCACAAGACCCTATGCAAGTGCGTTGGTCTGACCAGAATACATTGGTTACATGGTTGCCCCTTGTTACTAACCAAGCAGGCGGTATCCGTCTAAGCCACGGGTCAGCAATCATCACTGCTATTCAAACTCGTCAAGAGATTTTGGTTCTGACGGATTCAGCCATTTACTCCTTCCAATATCTTGGCGCTCCTTATGTGTGGAACAGCCAGATACTTGGAGACAACATTTCTGTTGCTAGTCCCAACGCAGTATCTACAGTAAACAACGTCACCTACTGGATGGGTACAGATAAGTTCTATATGTACTCTGGACGGGTGGAAACACTGCCTTGCGCTTTGCGTCAGTACATTTACGGCAACATAAATTTGCAAGAGTCCTATCAGATTCACTCTGGGACTAACGAAGGCTACAACGAAATCTGGTGGTTCTATCCATCTATTACAGGTACAACCTCTACTGGTGAGAACGGCACAGGAACTCCCGGTTCGCCAAACATCTTGATTGACCGCTACGTCATCTATAACCATCTAGAGCGTACTTGGTACTACGGCACTATGAACGGTACGACTGTGCGCCCCCGCACTGCTTGGTTAGACAGCCCGTTACGTTCCGAGCCTATGGCGGCTATTGGATATACCTCTAGCGGTACTTATACAAATGGTGCGGTGGTGTACCAAGAAACGGGTGTAGATAACAACGAGACTGGCACTCCAATTGCCATTGATTCTTATGTTCAATCCTCGGACTTTGATATTGGTGACGGTCATAATTTTGGTTTTGTGTGGAGGCTTATACCTGACATCACATTTGATGGCTCCTCCTCAGCAGCGCCCTCCGTTAATTTCACGGTTCGCCCTCGTCAAAACCCCGGCTCCAATTACGGCACCTCAAACAACCCGTCCGTAGAAAGCGCACAGTCTTACGCAAGCACAACGACATACAACGTCCAACAATTTACCCAGCAGGTGTTTGTGCGGATACGTGGACGTCAGATGGCGTTTAAGATTTCATCATCAGACCTCGGCACACAGTGGCAATTAGGTGTTCCACGTATTGATGTCAGACCGGACGGTCGTCGATGACACTACCTTTAGAACGCGCCTTTGCGTTAATCCCACCAAATGCGCCGCGCCTACCTGCGGCTCCAGTTGAGTACGACCAGAGATACGTAGATACCTTAACGGGCATTTTGCGTCAGTACTTCAACACAATTGATAACTTTACGCAGGCATTTTCTTCTGGTACAGGCGGTGCGTTTTTACAGCTTCCTTACGGAGCGTTTTCCAGCGATCAAGATCAAACAACGACAGCTAATACAGCCACGTTAATGACGCTGAACACAACCGACTTTGCCAACGGTATATCTATTGCCTCATCTAAGATTACGGTAGCGGTTTCTGGAATCTACAACTTACAGTTCAGCACGCAGTTTCAAAATACGGACAATCAGATTCAAGACATCAGCATTTGGCTAAAACAAAACGGCACAGATATTGTTGGGTCAACTGGTTATGTGTCTATCCCCGCCAGAAAGAGTGCGTCAGCGGGCGAGGAGGCGCATGAGATTATTGGGTGGAACTACTATGTTAGTTTGACGGCTGGGCAATACATTGAAATTTACTGGTCGGCAACAAATGCGTCTGTAACTATCCAAGCGTATCCCGCTTCCACAGGCCCGGTCCGTCCATCAACACAGTCTGTGGTAGCCACAATGACATTTGTGTCTGCGCTCTTCCCGTGATAAACTCGTTTAAACCACTATTTGCGAGGCAAAAATGAGCCTACATGATGCTGCCAAACACCTAGCCGCGCACGGACGAGGCGACGATAAAGTCCTTATCCACATGACCAAGGGTGAGGTCAACAGTTTAAACGACTTGGCAATGGCTCATGGCGGGCAATTAACTATTAATCCACACACAGGATTGCCTGAAGCAGGCTTCTTGTCAGGCTTGTTGCCCATGATGCTTGGTGCAGGACTTGCCGCCGCGACAGGTGGATCATCCCTATTGATTGGCGCTGGTATTGGCGGACTACAAGCAGCACGCACTGGAAGTATTAGCAAAGGTTTAATGGCTGGTCTTGGCGCATTTGGTGGTGCAGGGCTGGCTAGTGGCTTGGCTGCGGCTGGTAATGCAGCGGCTAGTCAAGCAGCATCTGCGGCAAACCCTGCTTTTATGGGTCCAATGCCCGGGGCCGCTTCTGGATTAAGCGCTGTACAAGCCGGAGCTACGGGGCTTGGGACTGAAGCAGGACGTAGTGCCGCTTTAAGCGCAATGGGTGGCGGAGCAGGCGCAGCAAAACTAGGCGTGATGGCTGCCTCACCAGCATTGGTTGGAGAAACAAAAACACCAACAATGGCTACCCCAGACAAAGATATGGGACAGCGCTATAGCTTTACTGGAAACCAACCTCAAGCCACACCCGCGCCAGATGTACCAACATACGACGATATGTTGACAAAACAAGGCAACTTTGGAGGCCAGCAAAACTATTTTGCCACTCCAACATATACCCCAATTAACCCAACTCAGGCTAAAGACTTGTACCATTTTGCTGATGGTGGTCCGGTTGAGCAGATGTCTAACCAAGCGGCAATGGGTGCAAACACCATGTACCCAATGGCTAACATGGCAACGTCGTCGTTTGCCACGCCTTATCAGGCTCCTGTGTCCACTAATATGCTTGCGCCTACCAGCGATACCCCGGTGGGCATGAACGGTGAGCCTAATATGCAGGGAACCCGTATGGCTGAAGGCGGTTCTGCTGATGAGAGTTTTCTGTCTGGAATTGCACGTTCATTTGGTGTGCGACCAAAGAAAGAAGATGAAAACCCCGCACTTAAATACGCCTACAACCAAGAACAACAGCAATACCAACAAATGGCTACGGGAGGTGTCTCCGATGCTCATTACAACCTTGGTGGCTATTCTGACGGTGGTCGCCTCCTTCGCGGTCCCGGTGATGGCGTATCTGATTCAATCCCTGCGACCATAGGTCACAAACAACCCGCACGTCTTGCAGACGGAGAGTTCGTCGTTCCCGCCCGTATCGTTTCTGAGTTGGGTAACGGCTCAACAGAAGCAGGCGCACGTAAGCTCTACGCCATGATGGATAGGGTGCAGGCCGCACGCAAGAAAACAGTTGGCAAAAACAAGGTAGCGCATAACAGCAGGGCAGATAAGTATTTACCCGCATGAGCTACAGCATAACCATTGAGAAGTTCACTGACACGTACTTGGAACTTGAACCCTTGTACCGTCAACACTACTCTGAAATGGTTGAGCGTCTTGCAGGTCAAGGTATTGTGTATTCGCCGTACAACCCTAGACTCCATGAGTATGGAGAGGCGTGTAAACGAGGTGATTTGATCACCTATGTTTTACGTTTAAACGATAGTGCGTGCGGTTATACAAATGTGTATTTGACTAACGACATGCACAACGGTGATTTGATTTCACAAGAGGACACGCTCTTTGTGCTTAAGGATCACCGTAATGGCGTTGGTAAAAAACTTGTTCAGTTTGTACTTGAGGACTTGAGGTCCAGAGGTGTCAAACGATTGATGGTGTCGGCAATGACCGACTTGCGCGTTGCAAAACTCTGGGGCCGGATGGGCTTTAAAGAGGCTGCAACGCAAATGATCTACGAATTCTAAGGAAGACACTATGTGCCAATCCCAAGCCCCTACGCAACAGCAGATAGCCAGTACAGAATTACCTGAATGGGCTAAACCGTATGCCAAAGATGTTTTGGCTAAGGGTCAGGCGTTAACTGACGTTAACCAGAATCCTTACCAGCAGTACAACGCACCACGCATTGCAGGGTTTTCCCCAATGCAGCAACAGGCTATGCAGAACGCACAAGGCATGTCTGTCGCACCTCAGGTCGGTGCGGGCACTGCAGGAGCAATAGGTGCGGGACTAGGCGGACTAGATGTTGCCGGTCAAGCCACTACCGGAGGATTCCAGAATCAAGTCGGTGGGTACATGAACCCGTATCTACAGATGGCACTGGCTCCGCAGTTAGCAGAGGCTAACCGTCAGTACGACATTGGTGCAACTAAACAGCAAAGTGCCGCCACTCAGGCTGGTGCGTTCGGTGGTTCACGTGAAGCAATCATGGCTGCGGAGAACGAACGCAACCGCAACATGGGGTTACAGAATATTCTTGGTCAGGGCTATAACCAAGCGTTTGGTCAGGCTCAACAACAATACAACCAAAACCTACAGAATCAACTTCAAGGTTATGGCATGTTGGGTAATGCCGCCAATTCCCTTGGTCAGTTAGGTCAGACCCAGTACGGTCAGGAGATGGGCATAAACCAATTGCAGGCTCAGTACGGTGGTCAGCAACAGGCCCTACAACAACAGGGTCTGACACAGGCTTATCAAGATTTCCAGAATCAACAGAACTACCCATACAAACAGTTGGGATTCATGTCAGACATGATCCGTGGCTTACCGCTGGGTCAACAATCTACATCTCAGATGTACCAAGCCCCCGGAAGTGTGGCTGGTCAGATCGCCGGCTTAGGCATGGGCGCTTACGGTATGAGCAGAGCATTTGCCGCTGAGGGTGGCTTAATGGATTCTTACGCCGGTGGTGGAGAGATTGACAGCGCAGGCAACATTGCAGGCATCCTGTCTAAACTCAGCGACCAACAACTCCAGCAAGCAAAGCAAGCCGCGCTAGGACGCCGTGACGTAGAGCAAGCCAACTTGATTGACCAAGAGATGGCTGAGAGAGCCTCTATGCGCACTGGTGTAAACGCAGCCCCTGTAAACGCAGATGCTATGGCGTCGGATGAAAACCCAGACAGCATCACAGGCTACGCCACCGGTGGCTCTGCTGTTGAGGCATTAATGAACAGACCCAAAGAGCCAGAGACACCCGTCGATGAGCAGGCACTAGGTTTACTTGACAAGTTATCTGCTCGCAGCAAACCTGCAATGGACAGTTTAAACGCACAAGTTGAGAGCATTAAAGGTCGTCCTGAAGAGATTAAAGCGCGTGGGTTGAATGAAGCAATCGCTCAGTATGGTTTTGGTTTTGCACAAAAATCCGCCAAGCCCGGTGCTAGATTACTTGGTGCCGCCTCTGAGGCATCACCCATCCTTGCTGAGTCCATGATGAACACTAAGAAGTCCATCCAAGCGGCACAGGACAATTACATCAACCTCAAGATGAATCAGACCAAGTACCAGATTGCTCTAGACAAGGGTGATATGCAAACTGCCGCTACATTGGCTGGTCAGTTGCGTCAAGAGAAACAAAGCCAGAAGATGCTTGAACTCACAGCCGCGCACTACGCTGATGACTACAAAATCAAGCAGCAGCAAGTTGCCGCAACAAACCGTGCGCAAGGCGCTCCAATCATGCAGGTTTATAACGAACTTAAGTCTGATCCTGCCAACAAAAACAAGAGCCGAGAAGAACTCATGGGCTTGGCAAGCAGAGCCGTGAGCGGTGCTCAATATGCAGGAGCAGAACAGCGTGGTCTTGCGTCTTACCTCAAAGAGAAAAGTGAGATTGAAAAAGACTTCAAGACACTGCCGCTCCTACCGCCTAACAGCCCAATGCGTAAGCAAATGGAGGGCGCACGTCAACAGAGACTTGATGATTTAAACAAGATGTATCCCGGAGTTGCAGGCCAAGAAGGCGCTCCGTCTGGTAGCATCTCATCTGCAGTGCCACAAGGAGGCTCAATGAGCCAAAAAGGGTTTAAACTACTTGGCACGGAGTAGTCATGCCAATTTACAAAATCCAAGCTCCTGATGGAAACATCTACAGGATTGAAGGTCCCGCTGGCGCTAACCCAGAAGATTTGTTCCGCACCGTTGCCGAACAAAGACCTATGGCTGCTAAGACAACAGAGGAGTTGCAGGCAGAGAAGTCCGCACCTACCTCTATTAGTGACCTTGCACGCACCGCAGGCTCCAGCTTTGTTGGGGCAGGTAAATCATTGGTGGACGTATTTGGTGCTGGTTCTGATATATCTAGTTACCTTGGCGATGTAGCCCAGAAACTTGAACAAGGTAAAACCCCAGAACGTTTGGCTGAGATGGCTCGCCGTGCCGAGTTGTCTAAACGTGCTGAGAAAGAAGGTACGTGGGCGCAAATTAAAAGTGGCTTGGCAGGTGTCGCAGAAGCCCCGCTTGAAAGTGTCGTTGGTGGCGTTTTTTCTTCCGCTCCAACTATTGCCGCAGGTGCCGCCGCCCTAGCCGCTTTACCTGCATCCGCCCCTGCCGCCATAGCCGTAGGTGTTCAACGTGCTAGTCGGATTTTGATGTCTGCCGCCCAAGGAACTGGTGAGGTCAAGGGTGACATCCATGAGTCAATTAAAAACGCATACAAAGAGAAAAACCCCAACATGCCGCCCGAAGAGGTGGAGCGTTTGGCAACTGAAGCACAGGCTTACACACTAAAGAACGCACCCCTATTAATTGGTGGTGCGGCATTTGGTGCAATAGATGCAGTTACAGGATTTGAGAAATCAACATCTCAAGCCCTCAAGAACGCACTTAGCCCTAACAAAACAGCGTTTACCAAAGAAGGCCTTCAGTCCGCTATTGCTAACCTACCCAAGAAGGCTGTGGAAGCACCGACCTATTTGGGACAAGCAGTTAAGACCGGTATTGGTGAATCTATCCCTGAGGGCTTACAGGGTGGTTACGGTCAGTTAGCCCAGAACGTGGCTATGTCTCAGGCTGGGTTTGAGACACCGACATTCCAAGGTGTGGCGGGTGCGGCGGCTAGAGATGCGCTAGTAGGTGCGTTGACCGGAACGGCAATGTCTCCTTTGAGTCATTCTGTTGCTAACGCTGAGTTCCAAGCGGACAAGTACTTACGGGGCGTTCAAGCCCAACAGCAGTTTGACAAAGAACGTGAAGAGTTTGCTAAGACCCAAGAGCAAACCAAAGAAAACCTTGGTGTAAACAAAACACTGATGCTGGGCTACGAGCCTCCAGCAGAGGAAGAGAAGTACACCAACCCAGCCGCAACTATTAAGAAGAACGAGTTGATGGCTGACGAGGTTAAGTTTGTAGATACCTACCGCAAACAAAACGGTCTGCCACCGCTCAAGTCATATTCCATTGAAGACATAAAAGATGCGATGCCTAATGTTGACCCAGCGGGTGAACAAGGTCGTATTGATTCAATCCTAGCCGCCAAGTACGGCTACAAGCCTGTGGATGACAACACAGGTAAGCCAGTGAACTACACCGCTGATGACGTCATCTCTGCCGCTGAGGACGAGAAGAACGTTGCTACAGGCACTAAAGGGTTCAACGATTTCCTAACGCGCACTACAGGTTCTAGTGATTTAAACACTATGACCCAGCCGCAGTTGTTTGCTGCGTACTCTGCGATTAAACAGATGCCTGAGTCCACAGAGAAGGTTATCCTTCCAGAGGGCACTGGTGCGTCTAGATTCACAGATAAGCAGTACAAGAAGGCTGTCAGTTGGTTTGGTCAGACCTTTGAGAGTGTTGACAACAAGCCTTTGTCGCGGGATACCATCATTGGCGACATTCAAGAGGCGACAGGGCTGGAACAGAAGCAAGATGCTGAAGCCCTTCTAGATACCGCAGTTAAAAACGGCGACTTGGCTGAGACCGAAGAAAGGGTTTTCAGAACCTATGACGCCAACGACAAACTTGTTTCAACGTACCGGGACAAGGAAAAGGCCGCCGCAGCGGCTAAAAAACAAGGTTTAAACGTTAGAGAAGAAACATTAAGACAGATGATGCCGCCACCAGCGGCAGAGCCAGCTAAACGCGCTAACCTCCCAGAGGGTTACGCCATGAGCAAGGAGACCATCAAAGAAGGTGAAGTCCCCGTTGGTTTTGACATCTTCCCAGAAGGTAAGGGTAAGGCTCTCTTTACCGTTCCCACATCAGAGGCGGTACAGGAAAAGATTGACCAACTCATCCCAGCCCGCAAGAAAGAAGCCGCACGCTATCTGTCTTACATGGACAGAGACAAGGCTACTTTGCAAAAGGCAAGAGACAGTTTGGTCTCTATGGAAGCACGTGGCGAGGTAGGGTCACAGGCTTATGAACTTGCCAAGACTAAGTTAGCCAAGCAAGAGAGAGTGCTGGGCAACCGTATTCTCAAGAGCATGGAGCGTATTACGGATTACGAGCAACCGCTCATATCACGTCCGTCTGAGAAGAAGAAGCAAATCACCCGTGAGAAGATCACGGTAACTAAACAAGGTAAGTTCCTAGGTAGTTTCCCTGATAACGTCAAGGCACAGGAGGCTATCCTTGTCCAGATGTCGGATCAGGAACTGGCTGACACAGCGTCTGACGGTCGTCTTGGTGCGATTGCTGACCGTGCCGCCAAAGAGATTGAGCGCCGTAAGAGTCCCACTGGCATCATGGTCAGACGCACTCCCAAAGCCAAGGAAGAGTTACCACCCCTATCCCCAGAACTCACCGCAGTTGCTGATGAGATTTCTAAGAAGTTAGTCCCCATTCTTCAGCGCATGGGGTTAGGCGATGTCGGGTTCAAGATTGTTCAGTCTATTAAGAACGGTGGAGAAGGCTCTTACACCAAGAACCTGATTCAGTTGGCTATTGATGCCGAGAAACCGCTGGAGGTTATGCACCATGAGTCCCTCCACGCACTGAAGGACTTAGGGTTCTTTACACCACAACAATGGTCTACCCTAGAGAACCAAGCACAGAAGTCTTGGATCACTAAGTACCTCAAGAACGTACAGGTTGAAGTTGAGATTGATGGCGTGAAGCAGACTATGTCTCGCTATGACGCCTATGTGGCGTTGAAGTACACACCAGAAGACATTGTGGAAGAAGCAATTGCTGATGCGTTTGCTGACTTTGCTACCTCCAAGCCGCCGGGCGGAATGATCGCTTCCATAATGAAGCGTTTAAACGACCTATTCAAGGCAATCAAGAATGCGTTTAACCGCAGCGGGTTTGAGTCCGCAGAGGACATCTTCACCAAAGCACAGCGCGGTGAGTTAAAGCCAAGCAATTGGAAGGCTACCCCAGAGGTTAAGGCTCAGGCCGATGCCTATGACCAACAAAACGGCATCCTCCCCTATACCTCAGAAGGTCAGATCAAGATTCCGCTAGAAGGCGAAGGTCAGAAGCTGTCCCTCAAGAAGGCTTACAGCGAAAAAGATGTAGCCAGAGAACAGCGTAAACAAGAGGCTGGCAAGAAGTTCAAGGTTTTAAAGAATGACCCAATCACTGGATTGCCTTTAAACCAAGACGGCACGGTAACCCTGTACTACCCCACCACAAATGAGGGCGCACGTGAACTGGCACGCACTAAGAAGTTAGTTGGACATAGCCCAACCGCTAACCGTATCTATCTAACCAATGAGTCTAGTGCGCCAGAAGTTGCTAAGAATCCAAGCATGATTGAACAGCCATTGGGTGGTGCAAATGTCATGTTGCAAATTGACCCATCTTTCCTTCATCCGTTGGAAGACCATGATAAAAGCGGTCGTAGGGATTTCTTCATCCCTATTGCTGAAGGTCAGGCATTTGCCAATAAGGCACGTTTAACCAAGCTGTTTACACTGGATGCGCCACGCACAAAAGGGCTGCATCCTGACCGCACTCTGGCTCAAGTCCAAGACGCCATCACTGACACGGTTGCTAAGTGGAAGAATGCATCTGCACAAGAACGCAGACTGATGGCAAGTCAGGCTAAGGCAACGCTGATTGCCCAACACAACGTTACTAGATTGTTTGGTGCTAACTCTAAACTAGAGAAGACCAATATCGGTGACTACGGTTTGACTTTCAATGGTAAGAAGGTAATGTCTACAGGGCTGGGCTTTGCCTCGGCTCAAAAGATTAATGACCAACAACTTGCTAGTACATGTCCTAAGTCAGCCATCTGTGAGGCTCTTTGCCTTGGTGAGACATCAGGACAAAACTTGTTATATGGCGGCGAAGGCGAGTTCCGATCTGGCCCGCGCCTATCTCAGTACCTCAAGACTGAGGCGTTGATTGTTAACCCAGAAGCGTTTACGGTTGCCATGATCAGACAGATTGAGGCGTTCCGTAATGCAGCTAAGGCTGCTGGCAAAGAAGACGGCGAAGCGGGCTATCAACCTGCTATCCGTTTAAACGTTACATCTGACTTCAAACCTGCCACGTTTGAAGCCATCATTAACATGTTCCCAGATGTGATGTTCTATGACTACACCAAGTTAGAGACAAAGCCGATCGCCCCTAACCACCACCTGACCTACAGTTCTACCGGTGCATCTCAAGTTGTTGGAAACAAAGTCATTTACAACAAAGAGTCCAACTGGGACAACATGGTTAAGAAGTTCCTGTCAAATGGCAAGAACGTGGCTATGGCGTTCACCAGCAGAAATGCTATGCCTAAGTTTGTTATGGATGAACGTACCGGAAAAACTTTTGAGGTGTGGAATGGTGATGAGTACGATGCTCGCTTCCTTGACCCATCACGTGAAGACGGTGCTGGATTGATCATTGGTCTAACCAACAAAGACAACACCACCAAACCAGAAGACGCTGCTGAGAAGCACAAAGGGTTCTTCTTGGACTACGACCCCGCACGTGACGGCGACACCCTAATCATTCGTAACCAAGACAGTCTGAAGCCGGGTGCGCCAGTAGAGTTTAAACGCAAAGAAAAATTAAGCCTGCGTAGCGCACGGGGCATGTTTGAGGATGGCTTGATTCAAGAAGTTCCAAACTACAAGGGTAGAGAAAAGGTTATTGAATTACCTATCAAAGACTTCCTAAGACTTGCACAAGAGGGTGAAGTCAAGGGGAAGCAAAGTGATATTGAAGACCTGTTCAAAGCCGGCACAAAGTTAAATTCACTGCCTTTGTTGATGGCTTACAACAACCAAAAGGGTGACTTAAAGGTTCAGGGGCATGAGGGACGTCACAGGGCTAGAGCTTTACTTGGTCAAGGGTATGACACCATGCCCGTTAGATTCCTTACGAGCATTCGCTGGTCTGAACAAAACGACCCAACAAACTTTGATTATGAAAAGAATTGGCCTTCAAAAGTTATCTCTGAGGACAGCGATGACATAAGCATTCCCATGCCTGTATCCCGTGAGCAATCAATGGAGCCGTACAGCAGTGAGAAGTTAAGCCTACGCAAAGCACCTGATACACCAGCGTTTAAACGGTGGTTTGGCAAAAGCAAAATAGTCAACCCGGATGGAACGCCTAAGGTGATGTACCACGGAACGTCTAGGGATATAGGTGCGTTCAAGCCTAAACAGGCTGGCGCTATTTTCTTAACTGATGATTCCGACTTTGCTGCGCGATTCTCCCAGCGATCAACTGATTTCATGTTGAATGAAATTGCCAAAGGTATAGATTCAAAACCAGACGAAAAGCGTGCTTTGATTACACGCTTGGTTGATGATGCAGTTGCCAACAAAAAACTGGCAACAAAAGAAAATTCCAACGGGCTGTTTGATACAACTAGAGAAGAGCATATTGAAGAGTTTATGAATCGTCCGCTATCCCAATCAATGGGTACGGTCGGTATTGGTAATGCATTGACGCAAGAACTCTCTGATCGCATGCCTTCAGGTCAAAACATAATGCCTGTTTACGTAAAGGCTGAAAATACTTTTGATTACGAAAATCCTAGGCACATCAAAAAAATCATTGATCATTTCACAGAAATTGACAATGACGATATAACATGGTTAAAAGCCGGAAATTGGGAAACAATTGAATCTGAGGGTGTCCAAGACGCTATTCAGTTTGCTGGGTTTGACAGTTTCTATGTAAAAGAGCACGGTCGCAAAAACCTTGCTGTTTACGAGCCAACCCAAATTAAGTCCGCTACTGGCAACCAAGGCACATTTGACATCAATGAACCTGATGTTCGTTTGAGCCTCAAGAAGGTTAACGAGTTATTTGACAAGGCAGAAGACATCCCTGAGTCAGAGGGTGTTGAGATCATCCGTAGCAACTGGATCGGTGGTGTATCAGGCATTGGCGAGCGTGACTCAGCCTATGACTTGTACCGTGTAAACGGTGGCAAGAAATACATGAGCGCTGTTCAAGACTTAGTGCGTAAAGAACTTGGAGATAACTTCAAAGGCTACCGCCTGATGCATACCGACGAGTTGGAAGAGATACAGACTGGTGCTATGGGCAGTCAACTGGCATCCTTCACCTTGCGTCCTGACATTGCACAATCGTTTGCCAACTTAGCAACGTATAGCAAAGTTCCAAAAGACAAACTAAAAGTTGTTGAAATGGACTTAACTCCTGAGCATGTGTGGATGGTTGGTCATCCTGCAGAGCAAGAGTTGGTCATTGATTACGGTCAGGGCTACAACCCATCAGCAGTTACTGAGTACAAAGAGAAACTCAGCCTACGTTCGCTGATGCCTGACCTGCGCAGCCAGCGCCAGCCGCCAGATTCTAAAGAGTTTAAACAGTGGTTCACTGGTAGTTACTTCACGTCCAACGGCGAGCCATTGATCATGTACCACGGCACTGCCCGTGACATCACCATATTCAGAGGCAAGCAAGCCAAGGCTATTTTCATTACCACTAATCCTGTGGTGGCTGAGAACTACACAGGCATGGGTGAGGACTACATGCGTGCTGAAGCCTATAAGGCTTTGACCCGTGATGAGAAGGCTGAACTCATTTCTGTTGTGGCTGAACAGGCCGAACGTGATGGAACTATTAACAAAGACGAACTCAAAGAGATTCAAAAGAACCTCAAGAAGCGCGTGCCTGATCTCAAGAACCTGCCGTATCAGATTGAGGGCGAGATCATTGAGAGTTTAAACAACCTACTGCCTACACGCGGCAACATCATGCCCGTGTATGTCAACGCCAAGAATGTGTTTGACTACGCTAATCCTAATGACGTGAATTTAGTCATGGACAGGCTTACCAACTACAGCAAGACATTAGGTAAAAAGGAAAACCCTGAGCAGTACTTAGCCGCTGTTAAGGGAATGATCTCCCGTGGCAACTGGCCTCGCATTGAAAGCCCTGAGGTACAAGAAGCGATCCGTGGTGCGGGCTTTGACGGGTTCTCCGTCCTAGAAGCCGGCACTAAGAATTATGCCGTCTACAACCCGACCGCCATCAAGTCTGTTACAGGAAACATTGGAACGTATGGTTTGGGCGAGGTAAGCACTGAACAAGCCGCACAGTTTGGCATGACAGCAGAGCAAGCCCGTCAGGCACAGGCAGAAGGTGACATCCGCCTCAGTCTGAAGAAAGTTCCTGTCGGCATCCCAGATAACGTTTGGAATTTACACAACAGATATCAGGAAGCACAAGGCAACGTCGCTGAAGGCGAGATGGTCTCCCAGCGCAAGACGGCTGCAACCAAAGCGTTTAAACGCCTAAGTGATGCTGCAGAAGCGTATACAGGCAACGAACAAGACGCACTCAAGTTAATGCAAGAGATGAATGCCATCAGCGGTATTCGTCAGGCTATGGCTGAGGACGACAAGAGTGCGTTGGATACATACAAGGTTATGTCTCCCGCCCTGTGGCGTCAGGAAACCCGCGAGAAGTTAAGCCTACGTGCCGCCACTGCACCAGCCATGAATGCCGCAATTGACAGAACCACCTTTGTAAGGGAGGAAAAAGGTTTTGTTGAAAGGTTGATGGAAGCTATCTCTCCTCAGTCATGGTCTGACTTCCGTGCCAAGGCTTTGAACCGTTACAACGCTATGAGCGTGGCGGACAAGAAGCGTGCGCAGAAGATGGGTGGAGCCGCCCTCCTTGCTGACCAAAGCGCTGAATCAGCCGCACTCATGTCTGATCTGTCAGCGGGTGTGACAGCCTCTGTCCTAGGTGTGCATGACCGTAACGGTGGTGCTCCGGTCTTCCGTAACGGTGTAACCACAGTTGATGGAAGCATCAAAGGTCCCGTGGCTATCTTTGCTCCGTTGGCAAGATATGGTGACCCACGCATTTATCAGATGTGGCAGTTCTATGCTGGCGCTAAACGTGCCCGTAGATACTTCAAGGACGGTAAAGAGCAGAACTACACGCCAAGCGACATGGCCTACGCCGACCAGTTAGGCCAGCAGTACCCTGAGTTTAAACAGATATTTGACGAGTGGAATGCATTCAACAACGCACTAGTCCAGTACCAAGTGGACACAGGTGTGCTCAGTAAAGAGCGTGCAGATGAATACCGCAAGTACTCAGACTACCTACCGTTCTACCGCCAGTTGGAAGACGAGGCAACCCTCGGTCCTAAGGTGTTCCAAAGCATCTCAGGCGTCAAGGGTCCTAAGAAGCTCAAAGGCTCAGAGGCTCCTATCGCTGACCTGATGGAGACCATCGTCCGTAACGTTCAGTCTGGCATCCAAGCCGGTATGAAGAACACAGCGGCTCAACGTGCTATTAAGGTGTTTGAAGACATTGGTGAGGCTGTGCCTACCCACCCAACAGACACCGGACCCTCTACCGTGTATGCCTTGGTCAACGGTGAGAAGAAGGCCTACATCGTTGCAGACCATGCGCTATACAACTCTATGCAGAGTTTAAACTTGCCTGAGTTGCCGTTCCTTGGCTTCTTCGCTGGTCCCGCTAACCTCTTGCGTAACCTAGTTACTAAAGACCCCGGATTCATGTTAGCCAACATGGTGCGTGACTCTATGTCTGCATGGGTAACTAGCGGAGTCAGCATGACCCCCGTAGCCTCCGCCGTCAAGAACTTCACTGGTGCGTTGCGTGGCACTGCTCCAGAATACCAAGCCCTGTTAAACGCTGGTATCTTGGGTGGCTATGAGTTCTCACAGAACGTGGAAGCAAGCGGTAAGCAACTCAGTAAAGAGTTAGCCAAGTACGGTCCGACCACAACCTTTGGCAAGATCACCAAGCCGTTTACATCCCTGTGGGGTGCGTTAGAGAAAGGCACTACAGCCTCTGACGCTGCGACCCGTATGGAGGTTTACAAGAATGTATTGGCTGAGACCGGTAATGAGGCGGAAGCCCTGTACCGTGCGCTTGAGGTGATGAACTTCAACCGTAAGGGTAACTCAGCGGTCGTCCGCATCCTGACTGCCGCCGTGCCGTTCCTGAATGCACGCATGCAAGGTCTAGATGTTCTTTACCGTGCGTCATTTGGTCAAATGGCTACGCAAGACGCAAAAGCAATTCAGAAGTCGTTCTTCATTAGGGGGGCAACTATCATGGCTATGTCCATGATGTACTGGGCGCTGACCCATGATGAAGAAGATTACATGAAACAGGAACAGGAAACCCGTGACAACTACTGGTTAATACCTAGTCTCGGCATCAAGATTCCTATTCCGTTTGAGGTGGGCGTTATCTTCAAGGTGATCCCTGAGCGTATCGCTGAGTATGCCTTTGGCAACGACACAGGCAAGGACTTTGCCGATGCCATGAAGCGTAACTTCACAAACACCTTTGCGTTTAACCCAATCCCTCAGACCATCCTTCCGTTGGTTGAGGCTAGGACCGACCACTCATTCTTCACCGGACGAGCCATCCTTAGTAAGGGACTAGAAGGCGTGGCTCCTGAGTACCAAATAGGACCCAACACCTCGCGCATGGCGCAGTTCTTTGCCAGTTTGACAAGCGGTATGACGGCACTCCCTGATTTCCTCCGCTCACCAGCAATGATTGATCACATCATCGGTGGCTACACAGGAACGTTTGGCATGTATGCCGTAGACGCTGTGGATGCGATTGTCAGTGCTAATAGTGATGTACCTAAGGCGTCTAAACGTTTTGAGCAGATGCCCGTACTGCGCAGGTTCTTGCTTGACCCTGAGGCACGTGGCAACGTTACGGCGTACTACGACCTCAAGAACGCAACCGACGAGGTGGTCAGGACATCTAACTTCCTTGAACGCACCATGAACTTTGAGAACTTCGCGGACTACAGCCAAGACACCATAAAGATGTTAGCAAGCGCTGACTTCGTTAAGTCTATGGACAAGGACATGAAGGAGTTAAACGACGTAATCGGCGTCATAAGGAACTCCAGCATGAGTTCTGATGAGAAGCGGGATGCCCTGTTGTCCCTCAATCAGGCTCAGAACAACCTGACTGCCAACATTAAGTTGATTAAGAAATCACTTGACTGATAGGTGATCCATCTCAAAGAGCCAGCCTACCGTCCTTCGGTGGGCTTCCTCCCATGCGTTTAAACGCTCCTGTTTAGACATCTTGTTACCTTGGTCTATTGCCGCGTGGCAGGTATAACAAAGGGCGGCTATACGGTAGTCAGGGGCTTTGATGCCCCTTCCCTTTCCGTCACGTAATTGGTTAGAGTGCGCGGCTACTACAGTGCCGTCTTGCCTTGAACATATCTGACAGGGTGACTCTCTGACGATCTCTAAGAGTTTCTTATTCCGGTACATGTATAAGTGTATGGATTAAAGCGCTATTCCAAGCCGCACGCCAGACTTCGTATGACCAGCCGCCGTCGTCCTCAAAGGCAAGCGAGCCTATAAAGTCACAATATGCCTGTTTACACGCTGAGTCCAGCAGCGGCAGCGTCACGTTGTCATTCGGGTCTTGCATGTTGAGCCTCCGCCTGTTGGACTTTGTACCACTTAATCCTAGACCTCATAATCCGTAGATCACGTTCTGCAAGGAATGGAATCTTAGTGTTCTCAGGAGCCGTTTCAGCAAACGCACGGTTCTCCAGATGAAAGATGAACGACCCCGGATCAATCCCCACCAAATAAGCATAGCGTTTAAACGGGCTTGTGTCGTCGTAGAAGAACTTTAAACTCTCATACGCATGGGCATTGAAGTTCTTACCGTAGTGCTTCTCTTGGGATGTTGGGCTAATGGCAATGTCTTTTAGGGACTGTGCAATCACAGACGCCAGCAACCTAGCGCACCGTTTTGTTTGCTCATCCACGCCATCTTGTGTGCTTGTGAAGTCAACCATTATTCCATCTCCTTTAGTTTTTTCATTGCTTTCCAGAAGTCGCCAGTGACTGGGTCGCCGCCATCGTCTATGCGTTTACACACATCTGCGGCCTGCTCTACGGCATCTGTTAAAAACACATAGGCCTTAGACCCATGCTCAAACCCCATCTCGTAAGCATTAATCATGGCAGTGACGGTGTTCTCATCACACCCAACACTGCGTAGTAAGGTGGTCATTTCATTTAGTTTCATTGGTCACTGCTCATCATTAGGATTGCCACAATGATTGCGACGGCAATAAAGCCACCGAGGAGCAATAGGAAAACAGTCCAAATAATAGATTCAAGCATCTTTAACTCCTAGTTCTTTAAGTTTCTCTTCCAATCTACGAATGCGTTGGCGGTTGTACTCAACCACGCTCGTTGCATACTCAAGCGACTTCTCCGCTTGCATCTTAGATAGATACGCATCCCGCATCTCAATGTCAATGAGTTCTTTCATTGTTCTTGGTCGCAGCATATCTTTGATAAAAGTCACTATGGTTTCTCGTTTAGTCATGTGTTCTCCTTGGCGTCATCATCCATTTCTTTAAGCATGTGACTCAAAGCCATCATCTGTTTGCTTTTCTCCATACGTTGCGCATGGAGCACATCCATTGCTTCGCTCAATGCTCTAGATGCCCCATACAGTTCAAGAATTTCGTCTTTGATTTCTTGCTTGGTTTTCATGTGTTGCGCTCCTTCAATGCTTGTTCAATCGCTTTGGCAAATGCAATTTGTCCGTCAGGCATAGACCCGCCACGGTGTGTTTTCAAAGTCTCTGTATAAATATCTAGGATTGTTGTTGGGTGCAGTCCAACCCAAGGCTTCTTGTACTCTTGGATGTCATCGTCATCTTCTACTCTGCGGTGTGGGACTGATATACCTATGTGTCTAGTCATGCTTGTTTCCTTTTCCAGTTGTCCCACTTTTCTCCAAACAATTCATCACCCATAGCCCACTGCAAGAGCATGGTGTACATGAGGTTACATTCACCGTTAGCTTCATAAGACCGCTCTGCCCAGTACAAAGAATTGTTCTTTGCGCCTTCTATGTATTCCTCTCTAGTTTGGCTCATGCTTGTCCCCTTTTCCTGATTAAATCAGCAGTTTGATACGGCTCTGCCATTTCTGCCAGCTTCGCACACGCCTCACGCTCTTTCTGTACTGCTATTTCTATCGCGGGCTTGAGCATATCTATCGCAGTCTCTTGCAACTTTTGTTGTATCTCTAACATCTCTGTTAACTTGGCAATCTGTTCTTCATGTGTCATGCTCTTTTCCTTTCTTGGCAATGGATGCCCCGTTAGTCTGTAGACTTCATCACGCCATATCTGTGCGCGTTGTTTGTTGTATTCACAGGTAGGGCAGTCAGCCATTGTTCTTCTCCTTGAGTTTGGCTTCAATGTCCCTGACCATTTCCAATATGGTGGAGCGCCCAGCCCCACACTGAAAATCTTCCCAGTCCCAGTAGCCTTCAACCTCCTCATCCGTCAGCCCAACCCACGCACCTTTTGAGTACAGTGGTATGACTGGTTCTTCCCACTCTTTGGCAACCTCTTCAATGATTGTCATCATCATTCCATTACCTTCCTCGGGCGGCAGTTCTTTTAACCATGCTGTCGGCTTCATGCGTTCTTCTCCTTGAGTTTGGCTTCAATGCCTCTGAAAAATTCACGCCAAAAACTATCGGTCGGGTCTGATGCTTCCATTTTTTCAGCGCAATCTGCAATCTCCTCATCCGTCAGCCCAACCCATGTGCGCTGTG